GCAATCTAAAGACCTATGATTGCCTTAACAGACGTAATAATACTTATACGACTAATATATCAAAGCCTGTCATTAATAACATTAATGACCCCACCCACCGAGAAGGTTATCAAATAACCAACCCATCACATTAATATCGAAAACACCCATGATGTTTCCAATTAAAAATGCTGAAAGCGTAGCACAAGTAGCCCAAAACCACATTCTCATTTTTAGAAAGAGAATGTCTGCTGAATGCGCTCTTTGCTGATTATACGCATAATCAGAATCGCTAAAGCCCAACCAATCTGATACAACCATTTACTCACCTATTGTAGCGTAGTCAGGAAATCAGAAGAAACTGTATTTTCTGATTCATAAGACTGTGCTATAGGTGCTAATCCCGTATAGGGAGAAAGATTGTATGATTTAGCAGTATCTTGAAGTTTCTTTCTTTGTTCTTCATCTCTTGCCATTCTAGCCCAATAAGCACTAATCTTACGGTCTAATAACCATAATTCAATCCTATCGTTAAGTGAAATATCAAAGAGGGCTTTCATAACCATAATTGCCCCAACAGTAATCAAACCAAAGAGAACAGAATGTGCTAAGGGAGTATATGGAAACGTAGTCCCATAAGTCGCATAAAAGAAAACATTAGCACCGCTAACTGTCCCAACAAAGAGAATAGTCATAACTAAACGAGTATCTGTGTTTAATGCTGGCATTGTATCACCTCAAGCGAATTCGACAGAAACTTCTGCCGTTGAAGAACCTGCTTCAGTAATTTCTAAAAAGATACCATTTCTGCATAATACTCCATGCATATCATATTCGTAGTTATAATGTCCTGTTACAGAATGAGTAATTCTTGCTACTTCTGTTCCTGTATTATCAGTTCCATCGAATACCTTAACTGTAACTAAAGCGTTACCTGCAATAATTAAGTTTGCATGAATGCTAATCAATAGAGATTGTTCTCTATTAACAATTGCACTTGAACCTAAAACACCACTTGAACGACATACCTGATTTGCCATGTTATCACCTTCAATACGAGCAGGGAGGATTCCCTACTTAACACTTCGGTTTCAATTTTCACTTAAAGCAGACTTTTTAGCCGTTGTTGAAGTTTTCTTAGGCTTAGGTTTGCTCTTAGGCTTAGGCGTTTCTTTCTTAGGAAGAAGAATATCGCACAAATCTTGTGCAGTACCGCTTTCTCTTCCAACTTCTTTTAGGCCAATTGCCAGAAGTTTTTCAGAAAGATTAAGCAAATCTTCTCTATCGGATTCATCAAACTCAAACATAAGGTTTGAATCAGATAAAGCCACAATAGCCCTGCGCAAAGGAACAGAAGCAGAATCATTCCGAGTAATCTCAGTCCTCCCTTCTAATCCTTCAATAACATACCTACCGCCTAATTGACTACTTTCTGTCAATTTTACAGTAACCATTCAACTCACCTCAAATAAGACCGTATGCTCTAATAATAATCGGTGTTCCGTCTAAGTCTGAACTCGACGCTGATAATGCTGCTTCAACACCTGTTGTATCATCTTCTTTATTAACCTCTAAATACAGATTGTTTTTGTTATCTGCACCTGTAACAAGATTTAAACTATATTGAGCCAGTCCTCCGCCAATTTCTACAATTGTTGCTCTATTGATTCTACTTAGTCCTAATGAAGAAGCAGTAATAACCTCACCATTAGCAGTATATGAACTAATATCAATTGATGCATCAACCATGTATTCGTCTCCCATAACTCTAGGTCTAGTATAACCCTTATGGTCGGCCAATAATGTAACTGTATGTGTCAATTAAAACACCTCATTGTCCAATTGCAATAAATGTTCCCTTATCTCCAGATGTTGCAACAATTGTTACACTACCTGAAGAAAGCGGGAAAGTTTCATTACAAACTGCTACTGCCGCTTCTACTGCTGTTCCAGTGTGTCCTAAAACGCACATATCTACACGGTTTAAACCAGTAGCAATATCTCCACCAGTAACACCATCAGCATTCCATGTTCCATACACAATCTTCATGTTTCCATTCAAAATTTGTTCGTTTTCAATTGTAAATTCAAAAGCCATAATAAATCATCTCCTTTTTCTTTTCCTTTCCTCATTGAATGTTAGTAATCTTACCTTGACCCTTAAAGAAGGAACATCCGACTTCACCAATTGTTCGATACAATGCTCGGTTTCCGAGAGTACCTACACCAAATGGGTTTCCATTCGCAATACCATCCTCAAAGTATTGAGTTGGCTTCATAACAGAAAGCCATAGATGGTCAGTATCTAGGAATAACAGGTCAGATAACTTAGTTGAAGCGTTACCAGTTGTAGCCATGTCCTTAACAGGAATCAATGGAATATCATAGTATGTTGCAACTCTAAATCCAACTTCTTGACCCTTTGTTCCACGAACACCATTTACAGTAGGAACAATCTCTTTTCTGTCCATAAATCGCTCTTGGCTTTGCAATAGGTCAGCAAGTGCTTGAATGGTATCGTATCCAGTTAAAATAACCTTTGGTGAACCACCTGCAAGTCTTAGGTTTCTAATCATGTCATTAAGACGAGTTAGAGTCAAAGAACGAACATCTCCAGAAGCATATCCCGAACCAAAATCAACTTCAGAATCTAGGAAAGATGCGGCAGTAAATCTCTCACTACCGTAAATTTGTCCTAATGCGTTAGAAGCAGAGGTAGTATCAGTAGCAATAACTCCACCATCAATAGCCAACAATTCTGCTCTTGAAGAGATAACCTTGTTTAATGAGGTATAGTTGTTGGTAATGTTAGGCATAGCCGCAGATTCACCAAAATGCTCTAAAGGCATAACTAGCATCTTGTTTTGAACTTCTGCGTGGTGCTTACCCATGTCTTCACGCATTTGCGCTCGAATATCACCAATACCGTCATCAATCTGAGCCATTTCCATTGCTAATTCGCTGAAATCGAATTGATGAGCAATAACCTTTGGACTCATGTTCAGTTGAGCATATGTTGGTGCAATTGGGCCAAGACCATCAGCCGCAGTAGATAAACCTGCATTTTCAGGTACACCACCAATTAAGTCTGCTCTTGGAGAATCTTCACCCAATTCAGCCAATGTTGCATCTCCCGAAGTAGCGACAGAAAACAAGTTTCCGCTTCCACCCGCAGGTCTTGACTTTAAAACTCTCCAACCACTAGAAGAGTATGGTCGCTTTGAAATCATTGAGAGAGCATTTACTTCTCTATTCAACATAGACCATACCTTTTGTCCGTAAACGACGTTGTATAGGGCTGAAACATCTGAAACGGCTGAACCACTAAATGCAGGGCCACCATCATGTCCTGTATGAATGCCACCAACCATTCCTGCTTGCTTAAGCAAAGAATTGCCAGCAAAGGTGCTTGTTCCGTATGTTTGTGCTTCTAAATCTGCAATTGTGTTAATATATCCACTCATCTTAATAACCTCCTACCATCTTGTGAATGTCTGACCAATCCATCTCGGCCAAATCATCAATACTTGGGAGTTCAATTTTTGCCTCTTCTTGAGCCTTAAGGATTGTTTCCTTCTCAGCCGTCAAAGACTTTCTTAATGCTGTAAATTCATCCTTAAGAGATGCAATCTCGCTTTGTGCGTCATATTGCGACTTTGCGAGAACATTTTCTCTTTCAGACTTTTCTCTTGCAAATCGAGCCTCAAAAGACTTTTGCAAGTTATCATAAGCCAACTTTTCAAGTTGTTCTTGTCGGAAAGCCTCGTAAGCCTTCTCAATGTTACCAACGGACAAATCAAGAGTTTCTAACTCATTGTTTCCGAATGCCTTAACAACAGGCATATCTGAAGATGTTGGGCGACCATTGTTAATGACGATTCTATCAGCAGGTTCACCAATTTGATTACCTGCGCCATCTAATGTACGAAGGTAAGCCTTATTCTCTTCATCGGAGTATTCGGCATTTTCTTCCATCATTTCATCAGCGTCGTCATCTTCTTTCATATAGTCTCCGCCACGTTCCATCATTTCATCAGCCCTTTCAGTTTCCTTTTCGGGCTTCATCATTTCTTCTTTCATTTCTTCTTCCTTTCTCAACGTATTGACTTCTTCCATCAATGCGTCTAATTCTTCCAATGCTTTTTCTAGTTTATCAGACATTTTTTCACTTCCTTTATCCTGTTTTAGAATATCGAACCTCGCTTCGGGATTAATTCCTTTTTCGCATATTGTTACTTCATGGAGTTCTAACTTACTAATTTCGTTATATTCTCCTAATTCGTCGTGGTTTTTCTTAGACTTTTTTAATGCCTGTCCACCAATGCTAAAAGACCTTAATGACCCTTTGCGAATACCTCTACCAACTTCTTTGGCTTTTTCTATATCATCTCTTAATTTGATTACAACAAAGAAACCTACATCATCGACTTCAGTTTTCCACAATCTCCCTGTTTTATCTCTATATGAATCTACAACTTCCCCAACTTGAACATTTGAATGATTTGTCATTACATTTCTATATTCGGGCTTTGACATAAATTTTTGAACTGCTTCGTTTAATGCTTTGAGCGTAATTAAGTCATTTTGCTTATCTACAATTTCAATCGAAGCATAACCACCAATCATCAGTTCATCACTTTTAATGATGATAAAATCATCATTTCTGGATGAACTTATACTGATGCTCATGTCGTTCAAACCAGTTTATCTGATTTGAGTATATAATACCCACGCATTATTCAGTCGGTATGGTCAAGGAGTTATACCTATCTTCATAGATATTCCACAATCCCTTGTCCTCATCATCGTCAGCAGGTTCTTGTTTGTAGCCAGTCCAAACAATCCACATTTTATCACCTTTACTCTCAACAACTCTAAAATGAATTTTAGTTTGAAATTTATTACCATTTAAGAAATATTCATGATAACCTTCTTTTTGAACACCTAATTTCACAGAACCAGAATCAACAATTTTTTCTCTTGAAGAAGTCTTTGCTACTTCTGCTGGATATTTACCTGCTTTACCAAATAAATCGAATATGTTATCATCGCTTTCTAATTTTACAAACCAGTTGATTGTTTCGTCATCTAGTTTCATGGCGATGTTTAGGTTGTCATCTTTTCTAAGATATACTTTAAACTCCCCTTCTCTATATTTTTCTGGAGTTTTATATGCTTTTAGTAATTCAGGTTCTTTTTGAACTTTAGATGGGTCTTTGAATAATTTTTTTGTTTTAGGGTTATATTCTATACCATCTCTATTACTAGCCCAGTCCTTAAGCCCTTTAATACCGTCTTGAATTATATCTTCGTAGCCAGTATTTTTCTTTCTAGTTAAGAAGTTATGAACTTCTTTAATAGTTCTAGCACCCATATCTTCTAAATAATTTAATATATTTCCCGCTAAAATTCCTTGTTTGGTTTTCATAATTTCTTCGGCTTGTGCCTTCCACATATCAATATCAATCAATGCGTTTTTAGACATTAAATTAGTTTCATCAAAACCATAAATAGTAAAACCATCTAAATCAGATTTAATAATTACATTTGTTTCTCCATGAACGTAGTCTGTAACAACTATTCCCTTTTCTAATGCCTTTACGTCATAATTTAATGACTTCTTAGTATCTTGAGAAAGCATTTCTAATGTTACAAGTTTATCAGGATATTCGACTTCGGGAACTTCAATAACCTTCGCAGAAAACAAAGTATATCTATCTCCGTTCTTTTTGACTTCATCAACCTTAACTCGAATAATATCTCCAACGTCTACTTCTATTTTTGTATTGAGAGCCTTTCCAACATTCATGTAAGTTTTGCCTTCTATTTCAGTAAAGAATTTACCTTCTCCTTCTGCTGGCCCTGCGCCTAAAGTATAAGAATTGAGATTGGATTTTGTAGTTTTCTTATCAAGGACAATTAAATCTAAATCAACAAACTTCTTCCATTTAATCCATTTAGGATTCTTTTTTGTTCCTATAAAGTATGTTGATGTAGAGTCCTTAATTACTACTCCTTCTGATGTTGGCATCTCCATAATTTCTTTTGAATACTCTTCAACATCTTTTAAATTATCAGCAGTCCGAGTATCTTTCTTTGAAGGGAACTCTATTGCTTCTGTGGAATGTGATGCATAATTGTTGAATAGAATAGTAATTCTGTCTTTTAATTCTTCTTCAACAAGATTTTGTTCGTTGTGTCGCATAATATCAAAAACGTGCGCTCTTACCTTTGCATCAGGGTATTTACCTTTAAAGATATGTGCAATTGTATCGGCACGATGTAGGGCTTCATCACCATCAAATAGAATTAATTCTGCATCAAGAATACAATCTCCGTATTTCTTTTTCTTTAATTCTTTGACTTGTTCTTGACATTTATCTGAAATATTGTTTCCATTGTATGAGAATACTTTTACGTTATCATCTATCTTATGTAATTGTATTCTCATACCATCGTATTTTTCTTGTATGACGTATTCTCCACTAAAACCTTTTAATTCCTTCATATCGTCAATCTCAAAGATTCGATACATAGGTTTGTTTGGAACAAGGAAGTCTGATTCAGCCTTTTCATCTTCTGATTTTTCAGCCTTCTCAATACCTTCAATGTCTTTCAGTTCATCGAATTCCTCTTCACTATACTTGGAGAAGAATAAAGTTTCTAACATCTCTAAGGCTGATTTAACTTTGCTTTCAACCTTCTTTGAGTCTTTTTCATCCCCATACTGTTCGATAATGTAGAGAGCAATGTCGTCTTCATCTAGGTCAAGTCCCGTTAGACCCTCAGTTATCGTGTCGGGTTGCATATCTTTAATGCTCCAAATCTCTTTTGGTAGGGATTTATTGTCAGCCCTTAGAGCATAGTGGACAAATTTAATCATAGTTTCTGGAGATTCAAGTAATGCTTCAAGAACATCACCTTTGAAGTTTTTAGCAAAAGGGTCTTCAATTAGTTCAGAACCGAAACGCATTTCTTTAATACCGTTGTAAATCTTTTCAGCGATATTGCTTGTCGGGTCTTTTGCTTCTTTGTTTTCTAATTCATCTTCTTGTATAAATTGTTTTAATTCCTTGCTAAATTCATTGAGTTCTTCATAGAGTTCTCTAATGTCATCAATTGCTTTACGCCACCTATTCCCATATTCTTTAGGGTCAGTGCGAGCAGATAGATAAGCAACTCTTGTTTTCTCAAAAAGACGTATAATCTTTTCAGAAGAGTCTTTATCCTTTTCAATGAGAAGAGGCATGAATTATCACTAGTCTTTTACTCTTAGGTCTTCTTCATCTGTGCGAGAAATAGAATATTTATCTACCTCATCTAAATCCTGCATGGCTTTCTTAACATATTTTTTTAACTCTTCTACTTGTTCTTCATTTAAAGTTTTCTTGTCTTTGATAAACAAATTAATCATAAATAAACCTGCATCCAGTTTTCCTTTTAGTCCCGCAAATGGAAATTTTTCAGGCGGCCCTTGAAATTTTGCCTTTTTTAAAGATTCACCTGCTAAACCATAACCTTCTTTATCTTGAGTTTGATTCGTAATCTTTGAAGCATCTTGAACTTTAGGTCGCTTAATCTTTTGAACTTCGACTTCTGTATCAACGGGAATAACTTGAGTTGATTCTCTCATTGTTTCAATTGTCTTTCTTGCTTTTTCAATGGCTAAAGTAACCATTCTTTCTTCTTTTGTCACTCTTTCGGGCATATTACTGACCTCCTACTTTTTCTACCATTTTGTGAATTTCAGACCATTCCATGTTTCCTACATCACCAACGGGTGAAGCAATCTTATTGTCCATTGTTGGAGTAGGACTTTCAGAAACAACAAGACCAGACTTCATTAACAAATTATCCTTTGCATAAACTGTTCTTTCTAATGATTCAATTTTATCTGTTAAGGCTTTCAATATAGCCAAAATATCATTACTTACCTTATTTTCTTCTGTCATTTCTTTTCCTCCTTTTTACCTTTAGGATAGATTAAATCTCGCAATTGACGATAGAGCAATTCATACTCCTTACGAAGTTTGGATGCCGAGGCTACTATATCTACGTTGCGCTCATCCATACCTTTCATTTTCTTCTTTAGTTTGTCATCTGATTTAATGAAGTTTAATGATTTAAGTTCACCGACTAACTCGCCTAACTTCGTAAAGTCTTGACCAAAAAATTCAGTTGGTTGTGCTGACTGTAAAATCTTTTTAATGCGCTTTCTTTCTTTTGGGCTTAATGTGTCCAAAAGTTCTTTCTTTACTTCTTTTTCTTTGAGGATAAACTCCTCACCTGTTTCATAAAAATCCCATGTCATTTTATTCATTCTCCTATGTATTTTTCTAGTTGTTCAATGTCTTTTAAAAATTGAGAGATAAGGTTATTTCTTGAGGCGATAACGTTTCTTATTTCTTTTTCTATACTTTCTCCTTTCGATAGTCTTTCTATATCATCAGTATTTTTATTTTCTAATTTTGCAATCGCTTCTTTAGTTCTTTCGATTGCTCTACGAATTATATCCTTAATTTGTTCATTTAAATTTAAATCTCGTTCCTCTCCTTCTCTTAGTGGGCCTAATGGGATTCTTTCTTGAATGTCATATTCTACTATTTCCTTAACTTGTCTAATCAAAGCATCGGCAGTTGGTTTAAGCGATGGGAATACTCCTGTTGTGAATACTTTACTATCTAAATGATTAATTATCTGTTCTTCAAAGTTATCTTTGTTAAACATTCTATCGAATACTTTTTGTGAGAAATTAAGAGAATACTTGTATCTCTTTTTTGGATTGATTCTCTTTTCTGAAACAGTTTCACTTGTTCTATATGATTTTCTTCCAACCAATCCAGTAGTATCAGTAATTGCATTAATTTTTGTAATAATCTTTCTTAAGACCTTTTCTTTATCGTAAGTGAACATTCCTTCCTTTAGTGGCTTAAGTTGAAGTTCTCTAGGGTTTTTCACAAAAATACTTAGTTGCTTAAGTGTATCTTTAACAGTAGCAATCTCAGCAACATCGTTGTTTAAAATTAATTCATTGTATGCTTCTAATACTCCAATGAATTTTTCTTCGTATTCCCTAACTTTAATCGCAACTTCTGAGTTTTGTTTAAATTCAGGGTCATCATCATTAGGTTGAGAAAACATATCTTTTAAAAGTTTTCTAGCCTTCTTGATTTTTTCATTTTGAGAGAGTTCATATTTCTTGTATTCTGAAATTGTCTTCTCAAATGATTCTTTAATTTGTGCCTTTCTACCCTCAGAATCGGGAGATTTTTCTCTAGAAGATAAAAACATTCTAAATACATCAGAAGCAAGAATATCATCTAATTGTTTTTTGATGCTTTCATCTTCTATATTTTCTCTTAGTATAGAAATTTTAGTTCTTAGGAAATCTGGAGAATATTTACCATCCTTTTTAATAAATATGTCTTCTTCTAGATTTTGAGCATTTTCAATAACATCTGAATAATTATCCTTTATATCATTCAAATAGTCTTCGATAAAATCTTCATCTAATATGGCAATAAGAGCATCAGTTTGCTCTTTTCCAGATGGAAGAAGTTCAATGTCTTCTTTGATTTTAGAAAGAAGTTCATCCACTTGTTCTTGGAAATTTTCATAGTATTCTATGATTTTTGAAGGAATGTCAATTGACGGGAAAAGAAATCTACCAAAGTGCCTACTTCCAGATTTTGTAACCAAACTTGTTGCTTTTTCTAAAGGAGAAGCCTCTTTGCCCCCAAGAACTCTTTCTAACTCGTTTTGCTTTGGTATTTCTTCAAAAACTTTAGCAATTGCTTCTATTAATTTATCAGAAGAATTTGTATTTGCGACAACCAAAGGCTGAGATATTGCTTTATATTCTAGTGGCAATAGGCTATTCCCAGCGAGAGAACTTACTACTTTTTCGTACTGTTTTATAACTTTATCAACCTTTCCGCCCTTCTTAGGATTTAGCCATTCTTTTCTATTTTTCTTGGCTTGTACTCTTAAATCATCAAAGTTTATTTTATCTACTATTTTATCTACACTTTGTGTTTCAATTTCATCAATATTAAATCTATCAGTAAATGTAGAAAGATACGTCAGTATTTTGGCCTTTCTTTCTTTTTTGATTGTCTTAGATGTTTCTATTGTATTTAACAAAAACCTTTGAATTTCAAGTTCTAAAGTATCTCTTAGATTATTAAACTTCTTTCTGATGTACTCTTCAGAATTTTCTGGTAGTGTTTCTAGAACATTAAATTCTTCAAAACCTTTGTAAGTTGTAGGAGCAAAGTTCTTTTCAATTTGTTGTACTAATTTCTTAGCAGTAGATATTGCAAATTTATCATCTAATTCTGCAACATCTCCTTCAAGATAATCTTTTCTTTTGTATTCCTGTCGTTGTTTTTCATTTAAACTTTCATATTCTTTTTCAGAAATTTCTTTAGGTCTGCCATCCTTGTCTTTTTCTGTTTTATGAGCATATGTATCTCCCTTAACTGCTCTTAATTTTCCTTCTGGTTTTTTACCAGCAACAAGGTCTTTATAATCTTTAGGTAATCTTCTACCTGTTCTTCTTGTTTTTCCAATTTCACTAACAAGTTTTTTCATATTTTTTAAATTTTCTCTTTTTTCTTTTAATTCTTCTCTACTTCTAATTAGTTGCTGACCAAAGGTTTTTCTATAAATATATTCAATTGCTTTTTCAAAAGGCACCCCATCAATTTCACTGTTTGCTAATTCTTTTAAGTTTTTACCTAATTCTCCTACACTAACAGTAGATTCATTAGTACCATCAAGAGTAAAACTACCATCAGGAGTACTCATAGCAAATCTACCAATAGAATTAGACAATTGTTTTTGATAATAATCTGCATCTTTATCTTTCATATTGAATATTTCAGACAAGAGATAGTCAAACGATTTTTTCGACATTACATCTTGAATTTCTATATTACGATAAAAACTTTGAATTCTGTTTCTTCTTCCTAGAGTAAAATTGACAGTTTTTAAAACATCCTTAATATCATTATATAACTCTTGTAATCTAGCATATTTATTTTTAATTTCTCTAAACTCAGTTTTAACTTTATCTTGCTGTTCTTTAGAGGCTTGCTCTAACATTCTCTCATCTTGCTGTCGCTGGTCGTCATCTGTTCTCTTTCTAAGAATTTCAGAATAAGACACTTATATCGCCTCAAAATGGAATGTTTTCTTTCTTTCCTCTTCGCTTCGATGGCAAAAGAATCGCATCAGGAACATCATTTGATGTATTTGTTCGCTTATGCGTAGTATCTGGTGGAATGCCTCCAACAGAAAAATCACGGTTCTTTGTAATCTTTCTTGATTCACTTGCATTTTGCGCCTTTACCTTTGCTAATTCTTTTCTTAGCCTAATTTCTTTTTGTTTGTTATCTTCTTTCATATTAACCAACTCTCCTTTCACTTCTTCTATCTACGTTTTGATTCCCTGCATCTTGAGGTAATCCTTGTAATCTTTTATCTGGGCCAGTACTCATTGATGGCTTATTTCTTGTAGCAGGTGGATTTTCTTGAGGTTTTCCTCCACCTTCTGCAAATTGTCTATTTTGTTCATCAATATCTCTTTGGTCTAAATTAGAACCTGCTAATGGGTCTTTCTCCACATCTCCACCTTCCTCTGTTTGTTCAGGTTCTTCGGGTTCTGGTTTAGTATAGGTAAAGTTTCCATCTTCATCCATATCTATTTCAAATCCTAAATTCTTAATTGATGCCGCAATATTAACTTCAATTTCTCTTTTACGCAATACTGCAATTTCATCTTCTTCTTCGCTTGGTGGTAGTTTTAATTCCCAATCAGTAATACCGAATTGTTTGACCAAAAACGGGAATACATAATTATTGTAGACATTTTGAGCCATTTGAACTGCTCTATTTGTTACAAGAATTTGCATACCTTCGTTGTTTAACCCACCACTGGTAGTATTATCAGCCATAAATACTTTACTGACACCATAGAATGCTGAAATTCTATCTCTCAAATCATCCTTTACCGAAACGTAGTCCATCTCTTTCAGACTATCCATGAACTTAATCCATTCAACTGCCCCTTTACCGTTCTCAGCCTCGATTCCCATGACAGGAATGAAGTGCGGGTCTTGTTCCATCTTTTCTTTAACAGACCTCCAGAAAGAGCGCATAGACTCCATGTTTCTTGTCTGTACTGCTAACAAACCTCTCGGCATTCTGCTCTTTGTATAAGATGAATTGACGTAATTCTCCATAGCAATCAATGTCATAATATGATTATAGAGAGTTAAAATAGGTGATAATCCATAAAGTCGAGATGGACTGTATTTGCTAAAGTGAAGAACTTCTCCCTCTAAGAAGTATTGGTCTTCGCCTCCAACTCTATTTACATAATGAATAGGAAATAAATTGCTATTGCAAACTTCGCACATTTCATGTGGTTCAGTAGCAATAATTGAACGATGATTTACGCAAGTGAAACCCTTTGTTCCTCTTACGCCATTCTCATCAGCATAAATATACATAGTTACTGGGTCGCCTCGATATAATTCTTTAACTCGATGCATTCTTATTTTACCGTTTCCGTCTAAGAAATATTCTTTAACCATTACAATGTATGCATCATCCATTGTATTCAAATCATCTTCAAGTTCTCGAAGAACATCAATAAATAATTGTTCAGATTTATTGACGTACCTATCTAAGAACTTTTCAATGTATTCTAATTGTTTCGGGTCTGGAACTCTTAATTCTGTTGAATTACATCGAGAACATTCTGTAACAGGTTTTTTATGTTTTTTACCACAACTTTGACAAAGTGCTTCATATGCTTTTTCCCAAACATATCCTCTTCTAAAGATTTCTTGCTTTAATTGAGTAATACAAGTTCTTACAATAACAGACTGTTGCACCATTGAATAAATGATTGGTGCTGTCATCATTTGTTGGTTTCTTCTTTCTTGAATACCAATGTTAAAAATTTGCCTATCGGCAGGTTTGGGAGTAGAACGCCTAAACAAGTTAGTAATGGAGAATCTTCGTTTCTCTTCTACCATACGCTACGCCTCCCGACAATTGACTATTAAAGGCTCTCCTATTAAGCCTTTTTGTTTTCTCTTTTCATTTGATTTTTCTTAGATACTTCGTCTTTGTCAATAGGGCCACCTTTTGCCCAAGTATAGCAAGTTCTATCCTTATGGCATTTAAAGTCGTGCATCCAACAATATCCTAATTCACCTTCTAATGGCATACATTCTTTCATTCGTGGACTAATATCAAAAGCAACACAATTTGAACATTTAGATTTTTTAGCAACTTTTGGTTTAGTATTCCAATGTTTAGCAGCCTTTACCCAATACTCTTCATCTTCTAAATTTAAAGGCCCATATTTAATATTAGGGTCTTTAATTGCTGCATCTCTATTCTTAGTATTTAATTTTAAGTCTTGTGTTGCCAAAGGACAAGAAAGTTCTTTAAGAATAATTTGCCAATCCACTTAATCACCTTTCTTTTTCTGTTCTCTCTTTGGCTTGTGAGTATAGAAATCACCATCTTCATGTTCATAAATAATCTTTCTATCTTCCATAGAAGAAAGAGTTTCTTTAAGTTTCTTTTTGTCAGCAATATCTTTTAGGTTCTTCATTCCCAAAGCACCGCCTTCATCTTCTACTTCTTCAAGAATTTCTTCTTCGATGTTTTTCTTTACTTTTTCTCTTCTAAGCATAGCAAAATCCTTTCCTGTGATTTTACCATCTTTGTCTTTATCTAACTTTTTTTGCCCGCCATAGAGCATCTTTTCATCTGTTTTCTGTGTGCCACAATGGGCTTTCAATACTTCTTTCCAATTCATTTTAATCACCTTGTAAATGCGCTTCTTTTTCTACTTTTTGTTTTTCTTTTACTGGATTCTTTTGCACTATCGGCTACTTCGTGTGCTTCTTTTAAATTCTTTTTCTTTTTGGGGTCTTTTGCTCTTTTTGCCGCTACTTCTGCTCTTTGTTCAACTAAGTTAATTATTTGTGATTGTCTTTTATGTGATTTAGATTTAAATGCTGAACTTGCAAATGTATCTCTTACGTCTTGAGCAGTTTTGTATTTAACGGGAACAGTGTCTTTTGGGTTTTCATCTGTGTATAATCTTCTAGTAGAACCTTTTGGTTTTTTACCTGTTCCTTTCTTTGGGTCGGCTTTTAAAACTTCTTTCCATCCTTTTTTTACATATCCCGAAGCATAAGCGGCTGCGGCTTGTCTCTCAGCATCTTTACGATTTTTGTAGACTTTGCCTTTGCTACCCCATTTGTATCCGCCTTTTACTTTTCTAATGGGCATAAGAATCACTTTCTTAAAATTTCCTGCCAAGACTTTAAAGTAGTCATTGTTGGTTTTCCACCGACTCCTTGAGGCTTACTTCTTTTTCTGCGGATAGCAGTTTTCTTTTCCTTCTTATCCATCCCTCTAGAAGTTTTAGGAGTTTTACTGCTCACTTTTTTAGATGGTCTGCACTTAGGATATTTTTTAGAACTTAAATTACCCTTTTCCCTGCCACAAGAAGCATAACTTCCGTCCTTTTTCTTTCTTGAAATATCTATCCATTTTTCTTTAAGCCAACGTCGAAGACCTTTTTCAATGTATGTCATTTTTTCTTCCCCTTCTTTTTCTTCTTTCTCCAACCTCCGCCTTTGGATTTATACCATTTAGAAGCCCAAAGATTGGCATATGCCGATGGATAGACCTTAAATTTGCTTTTGGCTGCTGAAATGGCTCTTGACCAAAGACTCGGATTTGTTGGGGCATACCCTTGCTTCTTCTTAATTTCCATGTCTGCTTTCAATACTTCTTTCCACTTCATAATATCACCATTTAACTTTATTAGCCCAATAAGCCGCAGACATCTTTCCACGCTTAATATTTTTAGCATGGCGAGCCTTAAATGAATCTTGTTTCTTTTTTCTTTTTCCTGTTGGATTGCTTTCGGGAACTGTATCAGCACCCTTTTGTCCAAATGTTATGTATTTTCCTTTTTTACCATCCCATGCATAAACATGGTGAGATTTAGATTTATGACCTTGTAATCTTTGAGGCTTATTTAAACCTGCAAGACCTTTTGCTCTTGCTCTTTCAAGAGCCTTCTTTCTAGGGCTTTTTGGTTTAGGCTTCTTCTTAAGAATAGTCTGCCAATTCATTCATTCATCCCCTTTGGCTTTCCATGAGCAATCCAACATAATTCGCAAAATCCGAATGGTTTATCTCCGTCTTTGTAGCAAATACCACAATAAATAAAGTTATGATTTCCTATATTCATAATTATCACTATAATTTTCTGAACCTTCTTGAGTCATAACTCATAGTATTACCTCAGTGTTCTGTAATAACGGTCACTACAACAGTGCCTAGTATAACTTCTATATCGAAATGATGTATTTTAGTAGCATCACCTATACCCCCACCTGTTTCAGTTCTAAGTAATGCTTGTAAATCACTAGCAAAATCTTCTGTCCCAAAGATTTTGTTAGGATGGAATTTGTATGTTTTAACATTTAATCCGCCCATTCAATCACCCAACACATAATTATTATTTTCTAAATTCAAATTATCTTCTCCTTAAATTTCTTAAGCGTTGTTTACGGGCTTTTTCTTCTTCTCTTCTTTTTGCACCTTTAGACCTATCTCTACCTTTTCTGCCTTTGCCTTGTTCTATGGTTCTATTTCTGTAAGCGGATTCATCTTTAAGTTTCTCTATTTCTTTTTCTATTCTATATTTTTCCTTTCTATCAGAATTAAATTCTTTTCTTACATTTGATGGCATTTCTTTTCTTACAAGATTTATTAGAAATTTTGTTCTTTCTTTTGCATCTGTGGGAATATTATATTCTTCAGCATATTCACGAAATAAAGTTCTGGGGTGTTTTCTTTTTTCCTTAAGCATTTTTTCTTCTAACTTATCGTAATATTCTTCATAAGTTTCTTTTATTTTTTTGTCTAATTTATCAACTAATCCTTGTAGAGTTTGAATCTTTGAAGACTTTAGTATTATCATCCAACTCATAATTAAGCCTCTTTGAGAACAATTCCACCGACATTCTCCAATTCATCCATAAGACTCATTTTACAATTACCTTGTAACTTTGTAATGTCATCTAAGTAAATATTCTCTTTAGCCCAATCAAATCCAACGTGGTCTTTATGGTTCTCCCACTTCATTAATTTAAAGATTTCATCGCAGCGTTCTTTATACCAATCGGCTTTTTTATAGGACTTCTTCATGCGAATAAGTTCGAGCAATAACTTAGCATTACCTTTCTTTAATCTAAAGTGAGGCAAGCACTTTGTTAAAATATTTGTAACATCATCTTGTGAATAGAAATTTAAACGATTAATTAATCGAGTATTTTGTGGTGATTTCTGGTCAAGGTGCATACGACCAAAACCAATAGACTTATGCATTTCTTCCATAAATACTCTACCCCTTTGGCCCGTAGCAACCATTCCGACTCTAGGATTCATGTTGCGGTCTAATGTAATATATCCATCTGAATCAATAAATGCGGCACAGTAAGCCCAAATGTTTTTCTTCATTAGTGATGGTGCTTTGTAATAAGAACCGTTGTCATTAATAACATCCATGCTTCTGACCATTTTTGAAATCATGTTTGAATTTGTATGCTTGTAAAGATTATTAGGCATCATATCATGTATTCTCTTTGCTCCTATGCCTCTATTCTCACAAATAGATTTTAAAACAAATTCTTGAACAAGTTCTCTTTTACTCTTCGTGATTTTTTGAACATTAATTTTAGCGATAGTATCTCTAAATTGTTTCTTAGTTACCTTCATTTCTTTTGAAATTTTTGCGTATTCTTCAGAATATGCCATGTTTTGTATTTGTAAATCTTTTTCCCAGAACTTGCAAAGTGTATCTACAATACTTCTTCTCTCTTCTACTGATTTCATTTTTTCCATTTTTCTCAAATGTTTTTCAGTAAAGTTCATTTTGAGTAGTGGATATTTGTAAGGCTTAAGCCAATGAATAGAATCAATACACTTCATAATATGGTCTGAATAAGCATCAATAATATTGTCAATTGCTTTTGACATTCTATCTTTCTGTTCTCCTTTTAATTCTCTTCGAGCCAAACGCATTTTCTTTACTAAGTCTGGAATTGATTGTCCGTCAATAGCGTATTCATTAGGGAAAGTTAATTGTTTTCTTGCATCAGTTAAATTCATATTTAGATTCTTTGAGATTTGTTGAATCTCTTCGTATTCTGATAGAACGTGGCCTGTACTTAGAAATGATAGTTTAATATCATCACCTATCGTTTCTGAGAGTTCTTCCTTTAAACCCTCTTCTTCTTCAGAAATCCTAGCAAGTTCCTGTAATTTATCGGAAGCCTCTCTCATTTCTTCTGCTGTTGCCATAATATCACCTAATTGTCGAAAGTATATATCTTAAATTGTTTTCTTTTATCTATGCCTTCCATAACCTTTCTCATTTGTTCTAAATATTCATCCCTACTTTTACTTGTAAAACTAACAAAGGGTTCATATTTTCCATCTTTTTCTATATATATTTGTAAAGGAATATACCCGAACTCTCTAATATAATTTCTAACAAATTGGGGCGTTCCAGTTAATGCTGCTTTTGGGCCTTTCCATAAAAATTTTAAAGGTTCACCCGTATTAGGATTTACCGCTTTAATAATATTCCACCACATTAAAAATTCAACCCCAAGAAAGGTGTTTTAACTCTATTGTTAGACGGTTTAGAACTCCCGAATATCTCCATGTCATCCAAGAGTATGAAGTTATCCGTCATCTGAAACGTCGCTGAATTGGCTAATGCGAGGCTCATCACCATGTCGTCATGCGCTCCGATTCCTTCAAATCTTCCACGTTCTGTAATAGCAAACATAGACAGTTCTTCTACTAAAGCAGAAGTAACTCTTCGACTTTCTTCATTACCATAAGGAAAATTCATCTTTTGGTTTTCTAGAGTCATTTGTAAATTTAAAATAATCTCTTCTTTTTTCTTTCGAGTAGTGTTGAAGTCATGGACATTTAAATCTGCAACATTGCGAAGTTCCTGCGTAAATGATTTTGCGAATGTATTTGTTTCAAAAAGGATTACTTCTGGATTAAATATTTTACCAATGAGTTTTACCTTGTTAATGTTCTCTCTAAACTCTACATTTTTAGAACGGTCAATATATACAATGTTTTTATTGTCATCTTCATCTACTTCTAATACAGTAATTACATTGTAATCTCCATCTGTTGAAATTGCTGGGTCTACTCCCACATAATACTTATATCCTTCTCTTCTACTAGGTTTCAAAACTAGATTCTTATTCTTTGCAAGGTCTAGATATTCTGGATTAAAGAGAGAAGTACCAGTTGAAATAGGAACACACATATATTCTCTTGTAAATTTAAGTGAACCAATTTCAGCCTTTCTTGACATTAAAGCGTCATAATCCCAACGCTCAGGCCAAAGAGGTTCATTAAGGGCATTTAAACAAGGATAGGTTCTAACAGTATATGCAGCGTTTTCTTCAAGTTGTCGGTAAATATCTGTATAACTGAACGGAGTTCCGATAACTCTTAAAGATGCAGTATGGTGAAGTGTAGGAATCATATCCCCATAGAACCAGTCTGTAACCTTTTGAATACCGCTTACACTAAATTCTTTCAAAGGGTCGTCAATAATAATTTCTTGAGGGTGTAATCCACGAATCTGTGAACCAACGGAACGCTCAAGAATTTGATTACCGTTTGTTAATGTAATGTTTCCAATAGCCCAACCTCTAGAGGGTTTGAACTTTTTAAGTAATGGGTGCTGAAACATCTTATCAATGTCTCTCATGTGAACCATTGTCTGTTTTTGGTTAGATGAGATGTAAAGCATTTGATATGGCGGAGGTCTAAACACTAAGTTCCAAACAACCCATGAATGCATAAAAACAGATTTTCCGTGGTCACGACTACAAATAATAACAGTTCTTTGTGTATCATTCATTAAGCCATACCATTCTTGTATATATGATGGAAAGTCAAAACCTAGAACGTGTTGGAAAAAATATGGAAAGGAGTTCTTTGATAACTCCATATCCATTTGATGTTCTAAGTTAAATTCTTCCATTTCCATTTAATCACCCTTTTACATTAAGTATAGTTTCCATTAAGTTATCCCATTCTTCCGAAGTTATATATGCGGATTGTGTTTGGCCTAATTCACTATCTTTTACCATTTTATCAAAATATAAATAATAATTAGAAAATCTACCATATTTATCTACACTAGAAGATTTGGGAGCAATTTGAAAATTAAATTCTCGAATGCCCCCATCCTTTAAACTATACATACCTCTCATGTTTTCTGTTTCAAATACAGTTCTAAACATTTCTTCTACTCCTTGAAGGTATTTTCTTTGTATGTCGTCAATCATCTTTTCAAATAATTCATCAAATTCTTTTTTAAGTTTTATCGGTAATTTATCATAATAATACAAATCTGGTGGAGTTTTTGAATTAATCCAGTTTTTTCTGATATTATTAGCACTTTTAATAATATCCTTCCAAGTCATTTAATCACCCCTAAGAATCTTTTTCCATTCGGGGAAATTTTTACCAGAATAAGTTCTATCTTTTGTCTTATCGGTTTTTATTTTTTTACGAGTAGTAATCTGTGGCATGGGCTTATCTGCTGCCATATCTTTAGCCTTTAATTTCATCCACTTTTGAACTTGGTCTGAATACTTGGTTCCCTGAAGGTCTTCTTGTATATCTTGAGGAAGTTCATCCCTTTCCATATCTTTAAATCCTTTTCTTCGAAATGAAGCACCTAATCCTTCTTTTGCTACGTTAATGTAAAGAGTCTTACTTCCTTTTTCAGAAAGAATCTTATCTACTAAAATTCCAAATAAACCCTTTCCTCTTTCATCTTCACGAATATGAATACCTGCACCAAGAAGAACATTCTTGTATTCTGAAAATCCCATGACACCAACTGGTTTATCTTCATAAAAAGCAACAAACATTTTTGCTGGGCTTTTTGCCCAGTTTGAATCTGGTGAAAGATTGCTACCATATCTCACGCTTCTTTTGACGTATTTATCATAGCCATCTTTAACGAATGTAGCAACTGCTTCATCTTCTGACATTTGTTTAAAATCAATGTCATCTTTGGAATACTTTTCTACCATAGCATCACCTAAAGTTTGCCTTGATTAAATATACTTCGTCTGAACTAATTCCATATTCCTTTGAGATATTCTCATGCGAATCGTATGACTTTACGATTTCAGTAACTTCCATGTGGCTTAAGTCTAATTTATTCTCATCATGTATCTTAAGAATAAACTCATCAATGTCATTGTATTCTAGATTATAGAATCCATATACTACATCTTTGCCCAACATCTTTCTAATTTCATCGTGAGCCATTAGCATCTTTGTTAGAACAAGCGGAACATTTTGTCCTCTATTGAAGAAGTTTTCTAACTTAGTAAACTCTTCCTTATGAGCCTTCGTATTGAAACTTCTTTTATTTACAGTAATCCAATATGGCAAAGCGAAGAGAGGCATTTCTAATCCTTGTGAAACTTGCTTATCGTATTCTTTGGCTCTTTCTTTAATTGTTTTGTTATTGATTGTTTTTCTATTTATAGTGTCTTTAGTTTTCATTTTATCTGCTAGAGATGAAATAATTTTTGCAATATGATTTCTGTTTCTTTCTTCTGTTTTTGGGAAAATTTTAGAAAGAGCATAAGCAGCACCTTCTCCCTTGTTAACCAAATCTTCAAGGTTAGAAGGATTTCTAGTAAGTTGTAAAAATCTTCGAATTTTTCCGAAAACATCTTTTGCATCTAATTCTCTTCTACCTGCTTGAGTTCTTAGTAGTCTTTTGTAAGATGAACCAAGAACCGTATCTATTTTTAACTCGTTGGCTAGTAATACAATACCTCTTCCAGTATTGTTAGAGAGATATTTCGGCTTGTGTCCAATATCTCTATTCTTAAAGAACGGTTTGTAATAATATTCTGAGATTGCAATTAAGAAAGGACTCATAATTTTTTTGAGGTCTTCTTCGATTCTTGTTTCAACCTTTCTTCCTCGTAAGGTAGAAACCTGACTTTGCTCTAATCTATCAATAGTTACTTTATCTCTATCCCTTGCCCAAGAAGTAATTGTTCTATCAGGTTCATAGCCTAAAGTTTTTCGTGCGGCTTTACCTTCTTTAATGGCAAATTGGAAATCAATATCAACCAAAGAAGTAACATCTTTTAAGAATTCTTGAATTTTATCATCA